TACCAAAATGCCATAAACTATTTGTGGTATCTGCTAATGTTTGCATGTATGTACCATTAGCATTAGCAATCACATATGATTGCCCGTCATTACTACCTATCTGCGCTCCATCGGTGCCTGCTTGCAGAGTAGTTAAGCCGCCATTATTCCATATAATACCGGCATCCGGTAGCGTTAAGTTGGCGTCACCAAATTGCCACAAATGATTATTAGCATATATCCTTGCATTTGCACCAGTAATCGTGATATTATTGATAGTTCCAGTTCCAAATGCAGCACCATTCGCGTCACCAAAGAAAGTTGATACTAGACCACCACTCGATGCATACGCATTTGTGATTACTCCACTAGTCGGCAGAGTTAGATTTCCAGCACTATCAAATACCCAATTACTTATAACACTATTACTGGTGTCATGGGTTTGTATAATAACGTTGTCTAGTGTTTGCGCTGTACCAATTGTTGTATTACTAAATGTAATATTTCCAGTGTTTCCAGATGTAGCAAACACCCCGTTGGCGTATAATACATTACTGGAGTTTCCGTCTGCACCTATGATATTTAAACCATCAATATTGCTTATGTTATTGCCGTTACCGTAGAAGTAATTGGCAGTAATATTACCTAAAGCGTTTAATGTATTGCTAACTGTAACATTATTTGATGAAAGATTCCCTGTTAAAGTAATATTACCTATATTATAAAGATTGTTAGGAATATCTATTTGTAAAACTTGTGATGAGGTAGTCAATGAAGCATAACTAGCAGTATTTGACCCTATTCCGATCCCTAAAGTGCTTGACTGCACCTGTACGCGAGAAATATTAGCTGTAACTACTACATTTCCCGTAGGAGAGCTAACGGTGATGCCGGCACCGGCAGTTTGATTTACCGAAAGTACAGTGTTTGACGACACCGCAGAAAATAACTGAGTAAAGTTATTTTGTACTTTTTGAAATGCAGTTCTTATTGCATCTGCGCCAGGGTCGTTTGGGAATGCACCGAAATCTATGTTTTGCTGCGACAGGGGAGTTCTCCTTATTATCGTATATTACATATATTTATCGTTAGTTAGTAATTTACAGTTTGCTATACAAAAAAATACCCGGACTAGCCGGGTATTTTTAATAAGTAGTCGTTAATTACTTGATAGCGGCTAATCTTTGCATTGTCTGCATTATTGAACCGTCGGCAAAGCTTGGCTTAGTCTGAGTGTGAGGCAGAGTTGTTTGGTCACGCTTAGGCTTATTAAGACCACCGGCAATTACTTGTGTCATGAACTCAATGTCTTGCTCAAAAGTAGTGTCAGATACAGAGTTACCTGGGCCTGCTTTGTTGGCCCACTCATCTAATTTTTCAGATTCATCATCTTTATCAAGTAATTCTTTTTCTTTTTTTTCTTTTCTGTCTCGGTCAGCACGGTCGTACATACTATCAATGTATTGTTCGGGTGTGATCCCGTCTGGTATGTGATCATTCCAACCTTCATCTAATTCTTCACACTGACAGTTTGACTTATGGCATACTGAACATTTCTCGGTTTCTTCGTTCTTTGGTGGAAAAAGACGTTTCAAGAAGGCAGCAGTATCTTTAGCGTGTTGTTCTCTACCACCAGGATATTTTTCGCTATATCTACCTTCTCTATCTTTTTCTGCTGCATTAGCTTTAGCATAACGCGATGCTCTTGCATTAAATTCTGGAGTACCTTCATCAACCTGCTCGGCTTCCATCATATCTTCGTCCATATCATCTTCAGCTACAGGATTATCACCTTGCGATTTGTCATACATTGCACCTGCATAGTTCTGAGCAGTATTACCCTTAGTTGCATTAGTAGCGTTTGCTGAACCGTTGTCTGGTGGATTTTGTGGCTGAGTATCATCTTCTGCTACTTGGTACATCATCTGATCTTCAGTCTGCACTTCATCCATTCTGCCTGGGCAAGCACATTCCATCATACCGCATTCGTTGCAACCTTCTTCGTGATCATGTTCTTCATCTGCGTAATCACTGCTGTCATGATCCCGAGTATGACCTCCCATCTTTCTAATCAGCGACATCATATCGTCATGGTCATCAACTACGTCAATGCTAGGGGAGTTTGTTGATTTTACGACTGCAACTTCTTCCTCGCCATCTGCTGAATGATCGGCGTGACTAAACATACCCATTCCAGCTTTCTTTATAATGCTCATTAATTCATCAGCAGCATGATCTGTGGCACTTACTGTTACAGACTTTGGCTGACCTTCTTGATCACTTACCGAAACGCTTAATCCTTCATTGATATCATTATATTCTGTCAATAAGTTACTTAATTGTGCATCCCATGATTCAAATGCTAGACTACTCGTATCTTTATAAGTACGTCCGCCCATTTTGAACTTTTCTCCCTTACGATGATGTGCTAACGCACCAGTGAAAGCATTGCCCTCATCCATATCACTTTCATCAAGTTCAGGAGTATGAGCGCCAAAGCTAGCCATATCATCAACTACATGGCGTGACTCATCCATATCACTCATATCCTTATGAACGCCGTGTACTAAGCCGTGAATTGGCATCATCTTACCATAGCACTCATCTAAGCCTGCTTTGTAGCCTTCATGATACATATGATGTTCATCTGAACCTTCATCAAAAGGACAATTGTAACCGTGCTTAGCCAAAGCGTGTGCTTTACCAAAATGCTGAGCAGCTTCCAATCTGTGTTCGTGGCTTTCTTTTAGCTTCTTTTTCTTCATTTTCTTTTTTTCATCATATTCGATGTCTTTGGTAACTTTTTTTCCAGCTTTTTCGGCCCTCTTGTCATCCTTACCTTTGTGATACATATCGTATTCTAAATCTTTGGTAACTTTCTTGCCGGCTTTCTCGGCTTTATTATCAGCCTTTGCACGACCTTCATTGGTTGCAGTATGAGTAACATCTGCCAAATGTGCATCGATTCCAGAAGTTGATTTTAATTTCCATTTTTCAGCAGCCTTTTTTGCTGCTTCATATGAAGTTTTTGCCTTTACTTCACACTTTCCTTTCTTAACATGTACACAGATGTACGGTCTTTCTGCACCTGCACTTTCAAATGTTTTTGTATTTCTTCCCATACCTATTCCTCCTCTACCTGTACCTGATACACCTGCATTGCTTGGAGATTCTGCTTCTAATGTAGTCTGACTGCGGCCAGCGCCCAATGCCGCACCACTGACATCTACGCCACCGGTGTGGGGAATTTCTGCTTCTTTTACTTTGCCCCAACCGCTTTTAGCGCGAATAGCAAATGCTAATTCTTTCATCTTAGTAAATGCAGGTGATCCCTTCTTATGAGGACCGCTTGCTTTTAATTTGTTATACTGTGACATCAATTCTGATTTATTCTTGCCTTTAAACATCCCTTTCTTTTCAGGATTAAGCTCGATGCCACCTTCAATCTTTTCATCAAGATTATCTTCAGCCATTTTTTGCATTCCTGATTGTTGGTTAGGTTGCGTACTAGTAGAAGGTGTTTTAGTTTGATTAGTAGTCTGTGGTTGATTTTGGCTCTGATTCTGTTGACCTGTTTGCTGCGGCATAACAACTTGAACTTTTGCAGGGTCAAGTGATTGCAACATTTTTTTAACATCTGGATCTTGGCTAGTAATGACACCGGTACCAGCTTGTTTATTTCCCGGAGCCATTAATGCAACTGGCTTTGATCCTTGGGCATCTTCACTGAGTTTGTTAAACACGCTCTTCAATGAGGTAGTTGATTCGTTAATTACTTTCTTTCCTGCTTTAGGAGTAGTATTAGGTTCTCTAACATGCTTATGGACCTTAACAGGTTTTTCTTTTCCCTGAACTTCAGAGAGTTTTGCTAACATTTTTTTCATATCCATTGGTATAATCCTTTATAATCTTGATTTTGCGCCGATTGGTGGCTTGGCTGGTCTGCTAATTTTTGACATTGGACTCTTGTCACCCAACTGCTTATCATCTAAGTATGGTTTAAAAGGATCAAATGCAGCTTTAGTTTCTTTGCCTGCATAAGGAATATTAATTTTATCATTCTTTGCCTGATCTTTGATACTAGTTAAGTAAGAATCTGCATATGCTTTACTTGCTTCTTTGCCATTGTCTTCCATTTTTTCATGTGTAAGAATTGGGCTGTGTTTCATCTGATTAGCATACAATTCTGTTTCTTGATCTATGCTATCATCATATTTTGTAGCTACCATACGCACCATATTTAAATTATGACCTAATAATTGTGCCATCTGTTGAATCATTGGCTCAGTTGCAGGATATCTAAACTTAGCCTTGATGATGCAAACTTTCTGATTCTCTAAATCAGGAAATCCATATGGAGACTTCTGAATAGGGGTGTGTGCTGGTTTGCTAATTTCTAGTGGATCGAATTTACTAAGATTATATGTAAATAACTCCAAGAAGTTATCGGTAACATCTCCAGCAAGTTTTATGGTGTAATCGTATGTGTGGATGCTTTCTGCAATATAGCTTTTCAAACTTTTCATAAATAACCTCTATGTACTAGTATTATTTATCTTTGGTAGATTGAATTTACATTTGTCTCCGTGCCACCGTTTATACATTCCTAAGCTGCACGTTTTTCCACAATGCTCGCATTGTGTTTTTAATTGTGATGGGTGCTTTCCTTCTGCTAATCTCTTTAAGTTAGAATTTCTTTGTATTTCCCCACCGAAAAAATGGTGTGTTTTATTCAATATTCGTGTATCATTATCTCTTAGCAGGTTATGAGTACCATCCTTAACTCTACGTCTGCTCGTTTTACTTTGTATTTTTCCTCCTAAAAAATTATGTGTCTTATTTTCTACTGCTTTCTTGCACTTTTCAATCTGCCATTGCTTATCTAAAAAACGATGATTCCGGTCCTCCAGACGTTTTTTCTCTCTTATTTTAGCAGCTTCTACGATTTTGGGGTCTTGTGAAGGGTGTCTGCCTTCTCGTAGCAATTGTTCATTGAATGCAGGGCCTACCCAATGGTGTGTTCCGTTTGATATTCTTTCTGCATTAGATTTGCGTTGCGCTTCCCCACTTAAAAAAGGATGTGTGCCGTTTTCTACCATCCTCAATGCATTTAATTTTGCGAGTGACGATTTTTCATCAGGAGATATCTTCATATTTCTAGAAATTAATAAGCAAGCTGACCAATCTCCTTGTGAATAATGTATATCGTAATGTTCTTGAATTCGGACGGCTTTTAGATTTTTAGGGTCATTATTGTGGTGATTTCCGTCCAAGTGATGAATTTCATACGAACGGCCATTCTCTTCTTTAGGAATTGGACCATAATGATTTTCGTATATTTTACGATAGTTGGTAGTGTTACAATAAATACACATATCACTGATCCTGATTTTTACTATTCAGAATCTTAAGTAGTTCGTTACGATCTAGCTTCTTACCTTCACCCATTGGGGTAGCATCTATCTCTTCATTTTTAACTGCCATTTTTTGATCTAACGCTGCTTTTTTAAGCTGTAATTCAATAGTCTTTAATTTTTTGTTAATTTTAGCAGTTTTTGCGGTAATAGCATGTCCCAATAAACTACTGGCTACACCAAATATTTCACTACTAAATCTACTATCTACTTGCATTCCAAGATCCATTAAATCTTTATAACTAGATGTGGCTATATTAGCTAGTTCATCCATTTCAACATCTGACATTTCTAATCCGCGAACTTGAGGTAGTGCATTTTCGATTTTCTCTAAATTGCCTAATGCCTCAGTTGTGACTTCTTTCCCAGTTTCAAGTACAGGTATTTCTGGACTTTCTGTGTTTGGGCCAAGATCAAATAATTCTTCTAATTTACGATTCATAGAGTATTTAATCGGGTAAAATTGTTATCTACTTTTTGACTTAAAAAAAATATCATCTTCTGTCAAGACGCGAAAGGTTAATCCTTGCTGTCTGCAATATGCCTTTGCTGCTGCCCATTTAATATGATTTAATGCAACTACTGCTCTATCTCTTGCATTAGTTACCTTACTCTCTATAATACTTTGTTTCTTAGGTTTAATCTCTATGATTTCCGCTACTTGCCTGCCACCAACTGTCTCATACAATACAAAGAAGTCAGGAACATAAACTGTGCCTTTACCTGTAAATGGATTTTTATATGGTATTTTAATAGGTTCGCTGGCCCAATTAATTACTTTATCATGACTATCGCAAAACATCATGAACGTTAATTCCCATCCTGAACGATAGTAAGGTTTATGATTACCTACATATTTTTGTGGATTTTTGGGAGTAAAGAAGGCTTGTGCATACCTAGCCATTTTACTGCACTACGTTTCTAGCCGCATTTTGATTTGGTTGCGGGATAACACTTATTCCATATAGTGATGTTTTTGATTTAAACCCGTTCAAATAATAGCAGATTAAGCTGTTCATCTGTAATAAGCCTGATGTTCCATCTGGTTGGGTTCCTTTGCTTATTTGCGCTAGTAAATTAAATACCGGCGTGTTTGTTTTTTGTGCTATTAAGAAAAACAAATACGTAAAGTTCTTTGCCACTGAGGTAGACGTACATACACTTAAGAAATACCCATTTACCATATCAAATTCATTGAAGGGTACAACTAGTTGATTGCTGTAAAAAGAATCAAATATTCTTACAGTTCTGTCAAGGGATAACGAGCTATTGTCTATAGTTATTGCCATAAAACTATTTATGCAATGTTACCAAGAGCCACTAGTGCCGGCACCTCTAAATTGACCTCCGCCCCCCACAAATGGTGCTCCGGTAACTTGTACGCCGGCAGTTTGCGACGATCCTGCTTGACCACTATTGAATAATACACTATTTGGATTTCCACCTTTGCTAGCACTAGAGAATGGATTTGGCACATTTGCTGGTTGAGTAAGTGACCCAGCAAAAGTTCCGTCTGCCGCAGCAGGGACTCCTGCTAATCCACCTGGACCTGGGCTGGTAGATGGACTAGGCATATTAAACAAAGCATTTCTAGTACTATTCTGGTTTCTAGCGGCTTCACCATATTGGGCGTCGAACGCCGCGCCATTGGGATCAACCTCGCTAGGTGCATTTGGATTAGTAGCATAATCAGGAGTTGATGGGCCTGCATTGGGAGTTGGATTAAGAATTGATGGTCTTTGCAGTGCTGCAACGTCCCCGCCATTCCCGTCAGCAAGTCCTTGCCCAGTAATTATTAAACTGTTTGTACCATCAGGGGTAATAGGACTTAGAGTTGTATCATACACATCAACCTCACCAAATCCAGTAACAATATTACTTGGATCCATGCCGTCTATATTTCCTTCATTATACACTACTGTTTCATAATCTAATGTCATATTGTTTTTCATAGTACCGGCGCCATCATCATAGCTATACGTGTCGTGTGAAAATTGTGTTATAATAGGGTTGATTAAAGTATATGCTAAAAATTGATGACGCTGTAATCCAAATATTGTTATATCTTTAAAGAACGGGACTTTGGCGAGCGTGTTTGGCGTACTAGAAGGTACGTTAGTTTCACCAATATATCCCCAATTGTTAGGATTAGGCAATGCGCTAGCAGGGGCATATTGTGTTTTAGCTTCGTAGTTAGTTAGTGTTGATATTTGATTTTGTCCACCGCTTGGTGGTGCAAATTCGGCGCTGGCTGCTGCACCTGAATTACCGCTGAATAATACGGCTGGCATAGAACCATCATTATAATAATATGTATAATATGCTGCCCACATCCTAGCAATAGTGTTGCTCATATCATCGTGAAAAGTAAAATTTACCGGGTCGTACTTAATTTTAGTTTGTACTATTCGCTTTCTATTATATTGATTTAACATGTGTGTATTAAATTGATACCCGGGCAATTTTACTTCTTTGACCAAAATACCAATCAAATTTGACTCGCTAGGATCTGATGGAACATAAGCATCTGGGTTTATATTAAAGTGAACATGAAATAAGAACTTGTTTTTAGGGGCATTGGCATATGAATTAGTGCCAAATATCTTAGAAGCGTGGCTAAAATTAGCTAATATTTTTTGTAATGAAGAATTGCCAGAGGTAATCTCTTGACCTATAAAATTTTGTACCTCATCACCTTTATATCCTATTCCCATGTTATTAAAATCCTACTCACGTTGTCATGAGTAGGATTTTTATTAGTTATTGAAATGAACCAATACCTGTAGCTGAATCCTGACCGTTTGCTGGGATTCTAGTTACTGCTGGGGTACCAACACCAGAAAGTACACCATTCTCAAGCTGTACTGCGTTGTCATAACGCATTGCTAATTGAATAGTTACTGCTTCACTTGTAGCATAGTTTAATGTCTGGTAGTTTGCAGATTTGAGGAAGCAACCATAAAGCTGCCACTCTTCTAGTACAACCGGAGCGTATGTACCATTACCACCGTCTAGTACCTGAATATTTGTTTCAAACTTATAATCTTGACCAGCTGCGGCTGACGCTTGCTCAACAAAGTCCATTTGTTTCTGCAATTGATCGCCTAGCGCAGTAGAGACTGTACCAGAAGCATCATCTCTAATAGTCATGGTCAATTCTGCCCATGTATGTTTACCGGCAAGATAAATGCGTGAGTTATAAACGTTTAATGTAATTTCGTCAAACGATAAGTTTGGACGTTGGCATTCCATTACTTGTTTGGTTAAAGACAAACCATCATTACCCAAACCAAGATTGATAAAGTTTACTCTAAATCTAAATTGAAGTTTAGGCATTAACAAGCCTTGGTTACCGCCCGCATTGTCTCCTGCGACTGTCATATTGAATAAACTTTGGCTAGCTATTGCCATATTAATGATCTCCTGTTATTAATTATACTATATTTAGTCTAGGCACCACTTGTTCATAGTGCCTAGACTGTCATCTCTTCTTAAACCTGATTACCTATTGTACCTGTTGCTAAAACTCTAACTGGGATATAGATAAACTCAGCAGCCTTAACAGGCTCAATTGCACAGTCTACCCATAGCTCATTTCTATCAATTCTTGCAGGTGTGTTATTTGAAGAATCGCACACTACTAGGTAATCATAGATACCCCGATGTGCTACGAGTGTTACAAAGAACGATTGAATTACACCGGCAATTGCTTTCTGAGTAATAGAGTCATTAGGTTCAAACACGAATGGTCTAGCTGCTAGTGTCAATTGACGACGAATGTAGCAAATTAATCTTGCAACGTTTGTTCTGTCTAACGCACTGCTTGATGCAAAGCTTGTTATGTTACCATAATTCAGCAGACCCTGACCTGTAAAGAACACTAATGGATTGATGTTGTTTTCATACAGCACATCTCTAATACCCAGACTTGTTTTAATTGATATGAACGCACCTGTCTGTGCATTTACATAACCAATTGAAGTAGCATTATTAATGATACCTCTGCGTGTACCGGCAGCCGCTAACCAAGGATAAG